TATGGACTAGCAGGTTTTTCTTCTGTTACAGGCTTGAGTGCATCTCCTGCGGCCTGAGCTTTAGGATCAATGTTGATATGCACAGCTTCTGCTACGCCATCGGGCAATACAGAAGGATTGACAGAGAGTGGGAACTTGTTGTTGCCAAAGAGTACGTCTACTATCTGACCGTATGCAGCAAGTGTTTTGGTCTTAGTAACCTTAACAAATACCCGCGACTTCTCAGTGTCTGTAAACGACACATCACTACCATAGATACCACGGTAGTTACGATATGCTTTCAGCCAGCGTTGTTCGTCTGCGTAACGAGAGTCTTCTGCTCGTTTGTATCGCTCCTGTACAAAAGATACTACACTATCTATACGTTCAAAGATACTGTCCGTACTGTCTTCTGCAGCTACGACTTCATCTGTCTCAAACATTTCTTCTTGTTCTGCCATGCGTTAATACCCGAATGTTGTGTCACTAGCTTGGAAGCCTGTGCGCTGTGTTGCTGGGTTGAAGTCCCATATGCTGCTGCGAGGACGTGTCATAACACCGTAACGTAAAGCATCATACAAGTGATCCTCTGCGTGAGTGTCTACATCTTCTGGGTTTCTTTTGTCCAGAGGAATGCTTGGTATCTGCGCAATAGTATTTGTGCAGTTGTTCATGAATACTAGGCGAGGCTTCTCAGTGAACTCATCTACCTGTAAACGCCTGTGTATTTCGTTTTTACCTGCGACACGAGAGCCTCTTGAGCGATCTGATGGACGCCAGCGGCAACCCTTCATAATCATTTGCTCAGCTAGTGATGGCCCCGTGTCGCCACGGTTGTGCCACAAAGAAGAGTCTAGCACCCCGTATCTGATTCCGCCATCGTGTTTCTCTAAGTCTAAGATCATATCTGCTAGATCAGTAGCTGTAACCTTAGAACAATATAGCTCTCTGTAAATAACGAGTTGCTCGTCTGGTGCAACAGCAAACCAGAGAACTCCCGTATAAGATCCGTAGCCGTAGTCGCAAGCTCTAAACTTAGCCCAGTTATCGGGAACTTCAAAAGCGTCAATGACATGGTGGCTTCTGTCAAACTCTGGGAATGCGGCTCCATCGTTGATATCCCAATTACCTTCTAGGAGTTGCTTTCTTTGATGCTCCGGTAGTGATAAGAGCATCGCTTCATAGTCGCCTGCATCCGCAAGGTAGGGGTTATCGAAGAGTGACGCAGGAATAAACCTACGCTTAAACAGCGGCTGACCCGCTTTACTGTGTCCCTCAGGATAAGTGATAGTGTCGCCTGTTTCAACATTTGTAGCCCAAAAAGATTTATTGGCTGGGCCAGGATCAATGAACATCTTCTTAACCCATTGATGTCCACTTCCGCCTGGGTTGGTAGTAGCCCTCATGTACAAACCTAAGTGCTGGGCTGAGCTACGTAAACGTGATCTCATGTAGTCCCAAGCATAAGGTGAAGACCATTGTGTAAGTTCGTCAAACCCTATCCAGTTAAACGCCTGCCCTTGGTAGCGAGTAACATCTGTATCTTTATCCAAGTAGGACATCCAGAGACGCCCACCCCTCGGGCTAGTCCACTGTGATTTGCGCTCTGACCACTTGATTCCTGGTATGGCACGTGGATATAACTCCTGTGACTTCTGTATAAGTTCTCTTAGTTCTTCTGTAGTGTGACGTACAAGTAGTCCAGAGAAGTTAGGATCGTTTAACCCGTGTAGTGGATCTGCAAGCATGGCATAAGATTTACCACCACCAGCAGCACCACCATAAAGTACTTCACGCTCCGATGAACTTAGGAATGAAGTCTGGGGGCCGGGGTTTGGCTTGAACACGATCTCTTGTGCTACATCCACATCATACTCAGGAGCGACTACCTGTGCAGGAACAGTCTCCCGCTCAGGGGTAGCTACCTGTTCAACTACTTTTGCCGGACTCTGCGTATGCCCCGACCCCTTGGCTTTCGAGCTTCTCGATTTCCTCAAGGGTTTCTTGGAGCCACTGGGCAAGCTTGCGTTTAGTTGTAGCTGCTTTTTTACGTCTTTGCTCAACTTCGACTCTCTTCTTTAGGCCCATATGCGATATGTAACGACCTGTTTCTTTGCTTAGCCACTGTGCTACTGCACGATAACTATACTGCTTAAGATGCCTCTTTGCAAGCTCTAACGCTTCAAGCTCATGTTCAATTGGTACTAAAAGCTTGTCATTGTCAGGATGTAGTTCATAACCCCATGGTATCTTAGGAGTTACACGAACTATTATGTGCCATTCTTTTTCGTGTCCTTTAGGTGGCTTTGGTAGTTGCCAGAATCCTAAGTCTCTTGTTGGAATACTTATTCGTTCGTACCTTCTTTTGGTGGTAGGTAGAAGATGCCACCACTTGATGTGACATCCACTTTATCTACCTTACCAAGTCCAGCACGATCTAGCAAGTCTTTTGCTGCGACCATCTTCTCTTTTATTCCTAGTTCAGTAGGATCATATAAAGCGCCAACCATAGCCATAGCAGCCTTGGGCGCAGTACGAGCAAAGTAAGTACGTGTCTTCTCACCTATCTCTTCCTTCAATGATTCAACAATAGCTGATGTGCTACTGGTTTCACCATATCCTGCTAGTTTCTTTGCAGCTACAACGTCACCGCCAGCCTCATCAAAGAGAACCTCAAGAAACTTAAGTTGTTTTTCGGTTAGATTTCTCGCCATAGGTATACTCTCTTATCTGACCACGTGCAATACCGATGTCACGTAGTTCTTTGTCGCTCATGTTCTGAAGTAACCAGAAGTCTGCACGAGCTTGTTGTGCTTCTTGTAACGCGCGGAAGCCTCGTTGAAAGAAATTTAGCATCACTATCTCCTTTGTTGTGTGTGCGGAGATAGTTATACTGAGTTAACGGTATAGTAGTACCCACATAATGTGCATACCCGCTATTCGTTATATGCCTGAGAATGTCTCTGTAACAGTCAGGATAGTGTCTACATGCCCAGCCGTTGCAGGAGTTACTTGTATCTTGTCGCCGGGAGCAAGAACAATCTCAATATCTGAGAAAGTTATGTACTCACCAGCACCTAAGTTCTTACCAGTAAGGAAGTGCGAGGTGTATGTATCTGCTGCAACATACCACTCAATCTCAATGCTAACATTACCAGTAGTATTGATAACGTGAAGATAGCTAAGCTCTGCTGTACAGTTAGGAGGACAAGTATATACATCCTCTGTAGTAGTACCTGAGTTATGCCCATAGACAGAACGCCTACGAGCAGGTCTACCCTGGTGATTGAGCGTGATAGCCATACTACACTGCTTTCTTTTTAGGTTTTGGCTTAGGCTTAGGTTTATCCATCTCAGCCTGTGCCTTCCGGCATATCTCTGTAACATTGTAATCGCTACAGCCTACATTACCGAAACGATCCTCTGATGCTGCCTGATTGCCACGTTCATCCCAAACACAACCGTGTTCGTCAATTCGGTAGCCGTGCGCTTCTAGCGCCTTCTTATACTTAGTGTAGAAATGCATCTACTTACCTTTTTTCATAGGCCGTGCTGCAGGGTTAGATGCACCACAATAGCCACCCTTGTTATAACCTTTTTTAGCCATACCACCATATGCCATCTTCTTCTTAGGCATCTTCATCTTGGCTCCGCCACAGTTGCATTCGCCGCCCTTACCGCATGTACACTTCATGTTCTTTTCCTACCTGATGCTGTTGTTGACCACTTGACCCTTTTAGGACCAGTCTTCTTTGCTGCTTCTTTCTTACTTATTTTGCTTGCCACCGCTTTGGGACGACACGCTGGATAAGGTCTACCACTTTCCGAAGTACCCGACCTACCACATTCTTTACCTGTTTTAACATCTGTCCATTCCTCTCCGAACCACTTACCTAAGCCGCCCTTAGCAAAACCTCTAGCATTGGGTAGTACATGTTGACTACGAGACTTTGTTTTTCTTTGTGCCACTATACTTACCTCCACGTGCTTTGTATGTTTTGGTAAGCCAAGCAGATGCATATGCGCTGGGCCATACGTCAAACTTCTTCTTAGCTTCTGCCTTAACACGATTGTACAACTTCATGTTAGTAGGTTTGGGTGCTGCCATTACCATTTCACCTTGTCTGCCCAGTAAGCTGCTGAGAGCTTACCCTTCTTTATGTTTTTAGCGTGTCGAGCTTTAAAGCTTGCACGTTTCTTCTTCATCTTATCAGATTCACCCGATTTAGGCTTGCCTGCTGTGGATGCTCCCTGCTCACCAAAGCGGATGAGCTTGATGGTGTCACCTTCCTTGGCGAGTACTGCGTGAGATTTAGTTGGATGCTTAGGGGTGCGCTTGGGTTTGTTGTAACCTTCAAACTTCTCTCCACGATATTCAATAGCCATATTACTTCTTACCCTTCGTATAAGCCTGTCCACCATAGAACGCTGCAACGATAGCCGCTACTGATACAAAGTAGGTAGGTGCCATGTCACCTAGAGTAGAAGATGCGTGGGTAATACCTATACCTGCAGACAATACAACTGCGAAGGGGTAGAGAAGCATGCCGAACAAAGCGAACCACGCCATGTTGCGCTGGGCATCTTCTTTCTTGTCTTCATTCTCGAAGCGTACCCTGCGCTCATACATAGCCATTTCGTCATCTGTGATAACACCATCGCCATCTTCGTCAGCTGCATCCCACTGGCTACCAGCTTCTAACTGTTTACCTTGTGCCATTCTTTCTTCTTCTCTGTAACTCATAGAGGGTTATCCGCTAGTTCGTCATAAGCTTTCCAGATGTCATCTACTTCAGTCTGCAACGTATCTAGAGTATCACCCAGTCCATCTGTGATAGTCGTAGCTTTATCTACTTGGCTGCGTAGGTCCAGTAGGATCTTCTGCTGCTCTAGGATCTGCTGCATGTTTGTAGTAAGCTGGGCAAGCTTCTGGTTTAAACCACGTACATCGTTATCTGCAATAGCCTGCTCTAACGTCTGGATACGAGATACAAGCTTAGCCTCTAGCTCTTGAGACTTAGTTAGTAACATAGAGTCTAGAGCTACAATCTCACCACTTAAGTTGTTGTTAACCTCTGTTAGGTTGCGCTCAGCAGAAGTATCTACAGATGTTATACGTCTATCCATATCTCCAGCTTTAGAGTCTAGCTCATCTACCCGCTCAAGGGATTCCTCTACTCCAGCTTCTACACCATAGAAACGGTTGAGAGTATCGTAGCCAAAGTAGACACCACCAGAAATAGTTGAGAGGACGGGCACAGCTACTGCAACCATCCACCCCTTAATGTTGTATCCACCTACGCTAAACTCAAAGTCCATCATTGTGTTGGCATAGCCCCGTACTGATTAATGTATTCACCTGCTGCGTAGATCTCTGTAGCATTCTTCATCTCAGGAGTCAAGTAACCCTGGAAGCCTGTACCGAAACCTGAGTCATCCCAAGTAATAACGAACTCATCAATGGACTGAGTGTAAGTGATAGCGGTGTAGCTACCTACCATGAAGTTACCCTGTGCTGCGTAGTTGTCTACAGTAGCAGTAAGGTCATCATTGTTAGCAGCGGCCATGAAAGCACCAGCCTGTTGAGCGAAGTTCTCTACAGCAGCTACTGCCTCGTTATACTCGTTAACCTCAGCAGTGTCTAAGCTGTACGCATCTGTCTCAAGCATACCTTGTAGCTCAACTTGCTCAGGCTTAGTATCTGCCTCTGACGCTGTAGAAGCTA